GGTTTACCACAAATGACATTCAAGATGAATAACAGTCTTAATAATCCTGGTGAAGTACTACATGATTACTTAACATCAGATCGTTATGGAGCAGGACTTACTACAGCACAATTAGATGTAAATACATTTACAGGCACAGCCAATACGCAAATGAAAGGCTATTGTAATGAACTTATAAGTTATACTAATAATAGTGGTGCAAGTGCCACAAACGCAAGATATCAAATTAATGGCATGTTAAGTTCGTTTAACGCAGTTAGTAATAATATAGATGAGATATGTCAAGCAAGTGCAACATTCTTTTCCTTTAATCCTAAAAAGGGTAAATTTGCCGCAATACCAAACAGAGCATTGAGTAGTACAGAATTGGCTAATTGCTTGGTATATAATGATGATAACATAGTTAGTAAGATAGATATTAGCAGTACAGAACTATATTCATTATATAATGGTTGCGAAGTATCATTTATGGATAACACCAGAAAAGACCAAACAAATACAATTAAAGTTACTACACCAGGAAGTGACAGGAACCCTAATGAACCAGATAACACATTAACGTATACCTTAAACATGATTAATGACAACGTAAGAGCAGAAAGGTTAGCCAATATTGATCTTAATCAGAGCAGAGTAGGAACAGTTATACAATTTAGTGCAGATTTTAGCGGAATACAAACAGATGTAGGTGATGTTATAAAAGTAACAAATGAGCTATATAGTTGGACAGACAAGTTATTTAGAGTTATGAGAGTGACAGAAGTGCAAGGCGAAGCAGGAATGATCACAGCACAAATATCAGCATTAGAGTATAGTGCAGATTATTATACTGTACCAGCAGTAACAGAGTCTAGTGCACCAGCCTTCCCTGACTTACCCAGATTACCAGTTATAGGACCTATATTTATACCTGGTATATATGGTGGTAGTTATGGTAATGTAAGTGCATTGCCTAGTGAAGAATTTGGTAATGTTATAGTTAATGACGCCATGAAAACGTTTGGCGCAGGTACTCAGTTAGCAGATAATCCAAATAACACAATTCCTTTAACAAATAATGGTACATTCCAAAATTTGCATACTCCTCAAGTATATGACACAACAGGAGTCAATTTAGGTGATTATGAATTAACAAGTATAGGACAATTGACAGGTACACTTACAGAAGATACAAGTTATAATTATGGTATGAAAACAATAGCCAGTGTTACTTGGGCAAATGCAACAGCAACTCATGTGCAAACAGTAGATACCAGTATGCAATTTAATGGACTTATAAATACTGTACCACCAGCAGTATCTTTAGCCAAAAAAATACCTTTAACTATTACAGGTTCGGGCGGAGCGGCATCAGATATGAAACCAGCAAATGTTACTTTAGTACAACAGGGTTTAACTAATAGTGGTGTTACAGGTCCTGGATTTGCAAATATGGGATACCAATTGTTAAGAGTTACTAAGGGAGAGTTATAATGTATAGAACATTATATAGCAAAACAACTGGCCAAATAGAAATATCCAGAACAATGTCAGCAGATATATTAGCACAAATGTTGGCTAGTAACAGTGATTTAGCATATCTAGATGTTTTTACAGACGATATACAAAATAAAAAAGTTAATTTAGATACATTAGCAGTAGAGACTGATGTACCTGCTTTTGACTTTGATGGATATTTAAGAACATACAGGAACAATGCTTTAATGGTAAGTGATTGGACTCAAGCAGTAGATAGTCCACTATCAGATAGTAAAAAAGCAGAATGGCAAACATATAGACAAGCATTAAGAGACTTACCTAGCACACATGCCACATTAACAGATATAAATGACTTAGTAATGCCTACTAAACCGGAGTAATAAATGTCAGATAACAGATTTGGATTCTTTAAAAACAAAAGCGATGCTGGTGTAACAGATCCTTTTGTAGCATATCCCACATGGCCTAATTTGCCTAATGTTTCTTTTTATAGTGGCTTTGCTAATAATATGACTAGCCAAGCAAATATATCATTTTCTACAGGTCCGGAGTTAGGCAGTTCTGCAAATGCTAATAATATGATATCTGTATCTACCGTACAAGGTAATATTTTATTTACAGATTTTTCAGCAAATGGCTGGGTATATGATTATAATACAGGCAATGTACAGCAAATAGTGTTGACAGTTAATGATCCGCCTGGTTTAGGTCCTTTTGATAGAAGCAGTAAAGGTCGGGCTTTTACTGGCGGACCTTTTGATAGTAATGGAAATGTTCATATATTAAATGACGGTAGAAATAGGGTGATACAGGTGGAAGTAATGTACGAATACGATGTAAGTGCAAATGTGCTACAATACCATTACGTAGGTCCAGCAGATCCCAGAGGAATAGTAGCAGGTTCATGGGGAGGCTCAGACTTTTTAGGTGCTGGAGGTATGGCCACAATGGCTAATAATACAGTATTGTGTGCATTGCATAAGAACTTTCAGGGAGGAAGTACACAAGATGCTAGAACAGATCAAAAGTATCAATTATACTATCCAGAAACAAAACAAATGTCAAATACAGCCTTAGAATATCCTAATCAACAAATATTTAGTGGTAATATACAAAATGATTGTAGTACTTTAGTCTTGCCTGATATAACTGAAACAAATAATGCTAACGTATTTTTTATACCAGGGTTAGGTACCGCTTTAGGCTCTTATGGTGATATTAACCTTCCAGCAAATTCTAATCAAGCATGTATATTTGAAGCAAATATAACAACAGGTGATGTTACAGAGCATGTACCTGCAAATTTAAGTCATGCTTTTAATAGAACACCTGATGGAGGTTCATTTGTTAATAGAAGTATTTTTAGTGTAGGACTTTATGGTGCAGATAAACAAATATATTGTTTTCCAGGCGAATATGACGCAATAGCTCGTACAAGTCCCTGGGATCCTAGAACTAACGGCATTATGAAAATGGACCCAACAGACGTTGCAAATACTACAATGAGTGCTTTTGGATTATGGGACGACTCTGCTAATTCGAATATTATGTTAAGCGGTAGCACTAATGCATTTTTAGGTACAGACGGATATATACATTGGCAAATGTATGAATCAACACCTGGATTTAATAGCGGAACTTATCTATATAGTCTAGATACTAATCCTACTAGTCCAACATACAACACAGGATATAAACAATTAAATGCAACACGTTTTGTAGATACATATGATGTTACAGCATACGAAGGATCGAGTACTAGTAGTTCAGGCTATGATGAGATAACAATAAATACTAGTGTAGATCTTAGCAGAAGCACTGGCACATACACCCAATTGGCTACTGGTGCCTTAGCAAATACAACTAATTCTGACTTAACAAATTTAAATGGCCAATCATATTACTTAAGAAAAATAACTACAACAAAATATAATTTGCAAGAAAGTAATGGTGCTTTCCTGGCACAAAGTATAGGATCAGAAGATCCTGCAGGAATGACAGTTACAATAGATATAGAGGCTATTCATCCTAGTGATCATGCAACTAATTTTACAGGAAACGGAGATAGAGTAGTCAAACCTAATTTTACTTATGCTGAGGGCAAAACATTTAATCATAATATAACAGGTACACCTATATATATATTTAATGTAAGCGGTACTGGTACATATAAAACAAATTATGCTACTTGGAATATGCATAGATTTTATACTAAAAATTTCTTTGGTTAATACTGTTTAAGTGATCTCCGTGATCTCCAGTAAATCTGCCTAAAAGGATAAATAGTAGTACAATTTAAGGTTATGTGCGATCACGCATATAACAAGTTCCAATAGGAGACGAGCATGAGCGGAAGATTACTATCTTTTTCTAATTACATAGGTGGCGCAGATAACGTCCAGGTTTTAGAAAAATTCCCCAGTGAACAAACAACGTTCACATACAATTACGGTTTAGACATTGCAAATTATACATTTGAGTTAGATGCACAAACAATCGTAGTAGATACATTAACTTACAATACATCAGACGGACAACCTAACTTTACAACAAGTAACGTTATAGGTTATTTTGCTAACGTAGATGTAGGTGCGGCAAACGTAAGTAACCGTAATAACTCTGCAGGAACAGTAAACATTACTATTCCTAGTCAGTTAAACCCTAGTAATGTATTAATGCCAGATGCTCGTACAAATGTTCCAATAACAGTATTTTCTGTTGCTTGGACAGACTCAGGAAAAGTTCCTCCCGTAACACAATCGCACAGATGGGCTATACTAGATAGATATAAGCCTGGTGACAAAGCAATTGGAAACATATTAGCAGACACATCATTTGTAGCAATAACTTAAGGAGATAGCATGGCTTTATCAAACATAACTGTTACAGTCACAGAGCCAAATGTTTCCGTAACAAATAATACAACAAATGTAAGTGTAGCACAAACATTATCTAATATTGTAGTAGGTACAGCAACAGGTGTTGCACAATCCGAAATTAGAAGTGCCTTAAGTAACGTTTCACCTATTTTATACGATACCTCTAACGGTATATTTTCTTTTGACAATACAGCAATTACTAATGATACAGTAGTAGACAATGGTAATCTTAATGGTGATATTACACTTAACTTAAATACTGGTAGATTACATAAAGTCCAGTTAACTGGTAATATCACAGGTATAACTTTAACTGGTTTAACATCAGGTGCCGCCGCAACTATTGTGTTTACACAAGATGGTAGTGGTGGACATGCATTAGATACAACTACTACAGCAAGTAATTGGACAGCATGGGAATTTGCAAACGATTTTAAGGCTTTTGATGCAAATCCATTAAATTGGACAGCAATGAACTTGTTTTATGATGGCACAAAGATATTTGCCAGTCTTGTAACAGATAGTGCAGGAAACATAACAAATGCAGAACTAGAAAACAGTAATGTTGTAATTAATGGTATAACAATAGATTTAGGTAGTAGTGCTAATATTACAGCACCTATGGATCTAACAGCCTTAAGTGTAAGTACAAGTTCACCAAGTGGTAATGGATCGTTAAGTTACAATAATACATCAGGTGTATTTACGTTTGCACCAGCAGATACAAGTGCGGCTGGTATTGCCTTAACAGATTTAAGTGTAACGCAGGCAAGTGCAAGTGGCACA